ATTAACATTTAAAAAAGATGGAGTTAATGAGAATCCAGTTAATCATGATAAAAATGGAATTGATTTTGCTTACTGGTGTAAAATTGCTGAACCTATATGGTTGGAAGGTGAAATAGATGCAAGTGACGTTTGAAGCATTCGAGATGCTAAAGCTGAACACGATGAGAAACACATGACGCCAACGCAAAAAGAACCAATTAAAAGACTTTTAGAATTATACACAAATCAAAATGATTTAGTATTTAGTCCATTTAACGGTATAGGTACTGAGGGTTATGTATCTATTGAAAATAAAAGACGTTATATAGGTTGTGAACTTAAAGAAAGCTATTTTGATTTATCATGTGTTAACTTAAAAAATGCTGAATTAAAACAATTACAACAAACATTATTTTAAATAAACATTACATGAATGATAATAATTTAATGCCATTCTGGTCTGTGAATCAGAATGGCAAAATTGACCTGAACAACTATCTATTTAAGAAATTCTTAGAGCAAAACGATTACTTTAAGAATAAACCAAATGCAAATAGTACATTCAACATAATCAAAAAGAACGGCATATTTTTAGAGATTAAAGATGAAACCGATTTAAAAGACTTTATTTTAAATTATGTTGAGGATAACGATTTAGGGATTGGGGTTTACAACTTAATGAGTGGTAACCTTAAGTATTTCAAACGTGACTTTCTTTCTATGATTTCTACAAAAGAGATTCAAGTAATGAAAGACGTTAAAGATAATGCCTATTTCTTTTACAATAATTGCATAGTAAACATTACGAAAAACGAACGTAAAATAATAGACTATAAAGATGTAAATATTTCTATTTGGAAGAAACAAGTAATAAATAGAGATTTTATTGAAGCTGATCACCACGAATCACAGTTCAGAACATTTGTTTGGAAAGTAAGCGGTGAGAATGTTGAAAGATACAATACTTTACAATCTGTATTAGGTTACTTACTTCATTCATATAAAACAAATAGTAACAATAGGGCTATTATATTTAATGATGAAATGATAAGCGACAACCCAAATGGAAGATCAGGTAAGGGATTAATATGGAATGCTTTAAAGCAGCTTAAGAATGTACAATCTTTGGATGGGAAAACATTTACTTTTAATAAATCATTCCCTTATCAAAACGTATCTACGGATTGTCAGATTTTAGTGTTTGATGATGTCGAAAGAAATTTTAACTTTGAATCATTATTTAGTATTATTACGGAAGGTATTTGCATTGAGTACAAAGGTAAAGACGCGATTAGATTAACTGTTGAGGAATCACCAAAGATTATAATTACAACTAACTACACAATTAAAGGGGACGGAGGATCACATGAGGCTAGGAAGTTCGAAGTTGAAATGTCTACTTTTTTTAACGCGGATTACACACCTGAGATGTTTTTTGGTAATAAATTATTTAATGATTGGGATGAATTAGAATGGGCTAGGTTTGATAATTACATGATGGAGTGTTTACGTAAATATTTGAATAATGGATTAGTTCGTAGTAACACAAAGAATTTAGAGATTAGAAAGTTAATTGACAAAATTAGTAGCGAATTACATACGTTTATACCATCGATACCTAATAACGAATGGGTGAATGTAAAGACTATTTATGATAATTTCTTAAATGCTTACCCTGAGTTAAGGAAGTGGTATAAACAAAATAGCTTAACAATTGGTTTAAAGTCCTATGCTAAACATTACGGTATTAAATATCACACAACAACGGCAGGTGGAATTACAAAGATTATGTTTGAAGCTACTAAAAGCTATAATGACGAGCCAAAAGGAGATATTTGGGATTCACCACAACTACAAGGATTATGACAATAGATAGTATAATAACGATAAAGAAGATTGAAAGCATATCCACAAAATATAGTGAGTCTATTGATTGGCTAAAAGAAGTATATCCAAATAGAAAGGATTTAATTTCTAGTTTAGAAAATTCAATCATAGCACTTTCTTTAATTAGAACGGATATAATTATGTACGACACTAAAATTGAAGCAAAAGAATGGATGGAAAGCTAAGTAATATTATTATAGATGCAGAAATTGAAAAGGTTTCGCTATCTATGGAAGCTATTATTGAAAACAAGCCTGAATGGTTAGATCAAATAGGTAAACTTAACTATATTCTAAAAGATTTAGAATATATCAAAAGACATTTAAACCACTTAATTAAGAAGTATGAAAAAATTACGTGACTATCAACTTGAAATATCACAAAAAGCTGTTGAGATACTACGCGAAAAGAAGATTGTGTATCTTGCTATGGAAGTTCGTTTAGGTAAAACTTTGACAGCATTAAATACTTGTGAATTATTTGGTGCTAAGTCGGTGTTATTCGTGACTAAAAAGAAAGCAATGTCATCGATTGAGTCAGATTATGCTAGTATGCCTTTTTCTTTTGATTTAGAAGTTATAAATACCGAATCAATACATAAAGTATCTGGTAATTTTGATGTAGTTATAAGTGATGAGAATCATAAGTATGGAAGTTTTCCAAAGCCAAGTAAAGGAGCAAAAGAATTTAAACAGCGCTACTCACATTTGCCTTTGATATTCTTAAGTGGCACACCGCATCCTGAGAACTACAGTCAAATATACCATCAGTTTTGGATTAGTAGGTTCTCACCATTTCATCAATACCCTACATTCTATAAATGGGCTAGTGTATTTGTCGACATTAAAGTAAAGCATCTAGGTTATGGCATGATTAAAGACTACTCTGGAGGTAAAAAAGAATTAATTGAACAGGTAATTAAACCATATATGATAACGTACACACAAAAAGAGGCAGGATTCAGCTCAACAATCAACGAAAAGATAATACACGTTGATATGAAGGAATCAACATACGCATTAATTAAGCGATTAGAGAATGATTTAGTAGTTCAAGGCAAGCAAGAAGTAATACTTGGTGATACATCGGTTAAATTGATGAGTAAATTGCATCAGTTGTACTCAGGAACTATTAAATTCGAGTCAGGAAATACATCGGTATTAGACTATTCCAAAGCAATCCGTATTTACACCATGTTTAAGACTAGACAAATTGCAATATTCTACAAATTTAAAGCTGAATTAGATGCGTTAGAATTCATATTTGGAGATACACTTACAACAGATTTAAACGAGTTCAATACGACAAGCAAGTCAATTGCGTATCAAATCGTATCAGGCAGAGAGGGAGTAAACTTATCTCGAGCGTCTTCATTGGTTTACTACAATATAGATTTTAGTGCTGTATCTTATTGGCAAAGTCGCGATCGTTTAACTACAATGGATCGCCTAGAAAATAATGTGTATTGGTTCTTTGCAAAGAATGGTATTGAGGATAAGATATACAAAGCAGTAATGAATAAAAAGAACTACACACTAAACGTATTTAAGAATGACTTCAGAAAGTAAGATACAAGCAAGTTGCATCCAATACGCAAAAAAACAAGGTTGGTTTGTACTCAAAGTTATTCGATGTAATGTGAATGGTTATCCTGATGCAACCTTCTTTAAGGATGGAAAAACGTTCTTTGTTGAATTTAAAACAGCTATCGGGAAGCAGTCAGAGTTACAGAAATACGTTGAAAGTGAATTGATTAAGCAAGGTTTTAAATATTTTCTTATTCGAGACCTAAAAGAATTTCAAAAAATAATTATTGAATTGTGATATTATTATAATAAAATAGTTATATTTGTAAAACAAAAGAAAAAGATATGGAAGATTTGAATTTCGACCTTTATTGGTCACAGCAATTAGATGCACATCTTGAAGACGATTATTTCGAGATAGATGAAGATTATGAGTTTGAACGATTAAACGATAGATAACATGACTGACTTAGAAAAAGTAGAGAAATTATTAGATGGGTATCTAACAATTTTAGATAAAGAAAATAAATACACTAAAGAACGATCAGAGGGACAAATATTTATTATTAACGAGATACAAAAATTTATTAATCATTTAAAGAAATTATGAAAATAGTAGCAGATTTAACGGATAAGCATGAAGCTAATCTAAAAGTAATCAAAAGACTTGGTTACATATTAGGTGAAGAAGTTAACACCAAACCACAACAAGTATCACTAGCAATGGATTTATTGCAGTACTTAATGTGGGAATTTAGTGAATCAGAAATACGAGAAATATACCTTAAAAACAAATAGTCATGAAAGAACATGGAATTGATGCAATGAAGTACAGAAAGCATACGCACCTTGCAGGTGTAGATGTGTCAATCATTGCAAGCGAGAAAGGTAAGTGCGTACTTACAATTAAAGATGCATACTACTCTAAAGGAGTTGACGTATCAGGTAATAAAACGGATGGTTACTTCCTAGAATTCGTTGAAGATGTTATGGACATGGTAGTTAATTCTAGTAATAGAAAGCAGATATCACAGAACTTAGTACTAGAGAAAGGCTTATCTTTAGTTGATAGTCGTAACATTGGTAATTGGATTGGTTACAAAATAGAACTTTACCACGATGAAACGATTAGAATGATGGGTAAGATAGTTGGTGGCATTAGAGTTAGAGGATTCAAAGCACTACCAAACCTAGAGCCAAACACACCTAACTTTGATGCAGTTAAGAAAGCATTACAAGGTGGTAATTACACAATAGAACAAGTAAAAACAAAGTATAACGTAACTGATGCAGTTGCTAAATTATTAAACGATGGAAAATAAGATATATAGACATAGAGCATCCGCAGCTGGATTGCTTTTAACTAATGGTAAAGACGAGTTAAAGTTAGGTGCAACAATGACTACCCACTTAAAGAAGTGGTATGCAGAGCAAAAATCAGGTGTTCGTGAGGAAATTAGATCCAAGTATTTCGACAAAGGTAATATGTGTGAAGCAGATGCTATTGATATTACAGCAGAACGATTAGGATTAGGAATACTAGAAAAGAATCAAGTGCATTTCAACGATGAGTATTTCCAAGGTACACCAGATGTTTATACGGATGAGTTAGTTATCGACACTAAATGCAGTTGGGACTACACCACGTTTTTAGATGCTGTAACGTCACCAATCAATAAAGATTACGAAGCGCAATTACAAGTGTATATGCATTTGTTAGGACTGAAGAAAGCTAAGTTAGTTTATGTAATGTTAGACACACCTGCTGAGGCGAATTATGGTGAAGATATCTTCTACTCACACCTACCAATTGAGCAACGATTCTTTGCGTTTGACTTGGAATACGACGAATCAATGATTTTAGCAATGCAAGATAAGGTTTTGAATTGTAGAGCATTTTTAAAAAAATACGATGAAAGAATCAATTCGTTATTACGATAAAAGAGATAACACCATTGTCACGTTGATACTTCGTGGCAATGGATTCATCCGAGTACGTCCAAATAAAGGAATGGACATCGTGATGTCAGTTGAATGTTTTGAAGCTAATTTTAGAAAGATATGATAATTACAGTAAGTTTGAGATGTGGTGATATAATTAGATTTAAAACCTGTATGTGTTTTGAAGATATTGCAGAAGATATACTTAATCGGCAATGGTCAAGAATATTACAAACAAATAATATAAAAATAGTATTTAATAGAGATGATATAAAATATATAACACATGAATAAGCAAATAAATAATACGTTCCAAGTGCTTTTGTTAATGCAAGTAGCTTTGGAGAAGTTAGAAGATATGCCAGAGGGTAACATCTTCAGAGAGAATAACTACGATAGGATTCACGATTTTATCCAGTATCTCGAATCAAATGTTGAGCCGTTGACAAGTGAGATTAACGTGCAAGAATCGGATAATTATATTTATATTTGTAAAAATATTCGTAAAGTAATTGATAAAATAAGAATAAAATGAAAACATTTAAAGAAGGAGATAAAGTTTTTCATCTTCAATATGGTTGGGGTGAAATTACAACTCATGAAGAGAATGCAATTATTAGAGTTAAATTTTTTGCTGATACAATTGCTTTTATGGATGGTAACTTACTATCATTCACGGAATACACCTTACAAGGATTCAGTCAAGAAAGACCGATTGTACTTCCAAAAGTTGGCGAGTTGTGTTTAGTTAGAGATTATAACGATGAATATTGGAGGGGTGTAGAGTTTAAGAGGTATGATAAAACTTTGGATTTTTGCCAATTTATTGATTCAAATAATGACGGATGGAAACAAATGAAACGAATTAAAATATTAGACTAATGAAACGTATAATAATTATATCAATGTGTTATTTTTGTTTAACAAGTTTTAAGGCTAGCTATTATCATTCTTCATTTCATGGTAAGGTTACAAAGAGCGGCGAGATATACAACGAGAACAAACTTACTTGTGCATCTAACACACATAAGCTAGGAACTAAACTAAAAGTTACTAACTTAGAGAATGGTAAGAGTGTGATAGTTAAAGTTACAGACACAGGAAGTTTCAGCAAAGTAACATTAGACCTATCCAAGAAAGCATTTGAACGGATAGCAGAATTGGAAAAAGGGATAATTAATGTTAAAATTAAGAAAGTATGACAAATTACCAAAGAACTAAAATAATATATATACCAGCTTATGATGATTGGTTTGATATTCTAAAGCAAGACGGTAATAGGGTGTTAATTGACTTTTACGGAAAATCATTTGTTTATAATATATTAGGAGTCGAAGGAGTAAAAATAGTATGAAAATAACGACAGATAATAACGGGTGGCATAATGTTACCATCAATAGAAAACATAGTGAAAAAGTAACTATGTATATTAGAGAGTTAAACGAAAAAGGAGAGCCGATAATTAAAATTATAAACCATGAAAATAACAACGACAAAAATAATCCGAGAACTTGAAAAGAAAGGGTATGATAAAGCATATTTAGTAAAGTCAGTTGATGAACACTTGATAAAAGATATTCGAGATATAATAGACGAAATATTAACACAACAAAAAAACATAACTATAAGATGAAAACACAAGAAATATTAAAATGGGCAGATGATAAAAACTTGCTTAGTGCAGATAATTGCTATAAACAATATACTAAACTACAAGAAGAAAGTAATGAGTTGTTAATTGCGATGCTTGATGATAATACAGATGAAATTATAGATGCACTTGGAGATATTGGAATTGTTATGATTATTCTATGCGAACAACTTGGTTATGACTTTGAGAAATGTATAGACCAAGCCTATGAAGTAATTAAAAACCGAACTGGTAAAACTATTAACGGATCATTTATAAAAGATTAACATGACAAAGAAAGAAGAATTAGAAACAATGATAGGCAAAGAAGCCTCATGCAACTGGTCCCCTACCCTAAGAGGAAAGCTGATAGCAGTCTACAAAGTTAATTGTCTCTGGGAGGTAGTAAGGGATACTGGGCCATGGGGTGAAGACCATAAGGCTATTGGAGGAAGATGCTTAATCCCAATGGATGTAAGTAATAATATCTTCTTCGCATAAAGATATCCAGCGCAAGCTGTTGCATATATGAAATATAAGTTGTACCTTTAGGTATACAAAGAGACATGAGCAGTCTTAGGCCTAGCTCCCCAATCTACCCACCACAGAAGCCCTGTAAGGCTTTAACAAGCGTAGAGTAAGGAGTCTAGGTCTTCTTTGTTGCTGGTCCCCTTGGTCCCCTTGGTCCCTTGCGAGTTCATCCGAGAGCAGGCGAGGGCAGGGTGCGAGCAGTTGAGCGCAATGTGACCCCAACGTAATTACACCTGATACCGGGGTGTTGGCATATTATGTATTATTTAATCTAAGTTACTGGCTCAAAAGGATTTTACAACCTCCCATCCATATATACTCCCCCATCGTATAATCTCGTATCTCCCCTGCAAAATCCCCCTACGAAATTCCAATCCTCCATTTCGATCTCAATTAAGTAAAAGCGCTGTCAAACGTTTAGGAAAAAAATCCGTTAGGGAGTGTTGTATATACCAAAAGAAAGAAGGATCTTTATGCAAATTAAAGGTTATGATATTATTAATCACAATGATCGTACTATTAGCGTTTCAAGCACTATTCATCAATATAGGATGTTGGTTTGATAGGCAGTACATAAATCCCCTCCTAGGCAAGCCTCGTTTGCAAACCTCAATCCCCCTGTTTACCTTTATATCACTAATACTACATACCATTCCAGCAGTCTTCTATTTGACCCCCCTACTAAGTATTCTATGGGGATTATTCATTGCCTTTAACGGATCTCAATCTACCTTCATTACTATCTCCCTAGTAATTCTTTTCTTTACCTCCCTCGATCTTACTAAGTGTAAAATTCGTAGGGTATTTAAGCGTCTATAAGCGTCGATCGTTCTGGGATACTCATCATCCCTCATCTCGCTTCTTACTTGGTCTTAGATAGCGTAGAATCGCTTCAATCAATAAGTAAAGGGTCTCTGTAAGAGGGGCTGGATTACATATGTCAAAGAAGTGTCAAAGAATTGTCAGGTTATACCGTCAAACTTTATTAGGATATATATAGGGGGAGAGTCGTCGTTCCTATTTATTTTAAACTTTTTTACCTTTACTGTTGTAAATGTGGATTATT